TGTTATGGTTGCTGTACTAGCGTCCGAAAGAGCCTCGCTTGCTGCCCCAAACTTTTCAGCGATTAGCTCCAAATTAGTATTTGTACTTGTTCCCCAAGTTCCCGATTCATCGCCAGTGGCGATCTCTTTTAATCTTAGGTCATTAACGTAAGTTGCCATTTATGCTACCTCTTTCCAATCTGGTGTTTGACTGTCATCAATAGTTGACCAACCTGGTGTCTGGCTGTCATCAATACTTGCCCAATTCGCTGTTTGGCTGTCATCGATAAGCCCCCAAACATTAACCCCACTCGTTGTACAGGCCGCTTCCACTCCTGTCGGGAATACATTTGCATCCCCGTCAAACGTAACCGCTCCAACAGATCCAGTAAGCGCATCCATTGTGACTTCAATCGTGTTACTTGTGATCGTGGTGACGCTTCCAAGCCCTGTTGTTCCTGCCACGCCTGTGACAGAGACTGTCGCCGTACCTGTAACCGTAACCGATCCCAAAGATCCTGTGCCTGCCACGCCAGTGACCGAAGTGCTTGCATCAGCCGAGACTGAAGCTGAACCAAGCGTTCCGGTGCCTTCGACACCCGTAGGGCTAACATTTGCTGTGCCTGTGACCGTAACTGAACCAAGAGTACCAGTGCCTGATACGCCAGATACACTGACATCCGCATCAGCGGATACAGAAACCGATCCAAGAGTCCCTGTTCCCGCAACGCCTGTGACGCTGACATTCGCATCTGCCGTAATCGAGACTGTGCCAAGAGTCCCTGTTGCTCCAGGTACTGCTTCGCCATTGCCCCACGTTCCTTCACCCCATCCATGAGAGGAAGAATTCCATCCATCAAATGCAACCTTGACATCAGCCACACACTATATCCTATGCAATTCTTATGATCGCGTTACTGGCATCTGCTGCTGGGAACTGAACAGTAAAGTCACCGCTTGTAGATGTTTTATCTGCTCCGAAATCTAGTATCGCTACTGCTCTGTTAGCTGATCCTGCGGTAGTTGAGGAATTATAAATTAATGCCCCTCTTGCAGTGATCGAACTACTAGACCAGGTAGTATCAGCAAAATCAGTCAATGCCGTAGTTCCTGATGTGGTCGGGTCTACATTCGTTAATGTATTACCGCCAGCGGTATACCCCGTGCCTGTAGCAGAAACTTCGTTAGTCGTTGCATAAGCCGTAGTAGACGCTGACATAGTTGCACTACTGGTGTACAAAGCAATTTTAAACGTATTGCCCGTACCTGTAGTGGTAGTCGTTCCTCCACCAGAACCGTTGTGGAAATTATGAATTCCCTGAAGCAACTCAGATTTAAAACTTGTTGCCACAGCTGTCGTAATAGCCATTACAGTCTCCTTAATATATCCGCAATGTCTGGGTGACCTTGCTGAATAAATTCGTTTATAAGCGTTGTTCTGTCGCTTTTAATCGCTTGTTTAATGATACCTAAAACTACATGATAAATGCGACTCTTAAAAGCTTCTGCCTGTTGCCTAACAATAGGATCTACAGAAGATGATATTCCCACTATTTGTTCTACCGCTCTTTCCGCGAGCTCTTCAGGAGATAAGCCTCGGTTCTCTGTTGTTTTAACAACAACATCTCCCATATTAGATTTAACGGCTATCTCAAACATAATTAATTTTATCTCGCAATGTCATATCTAAATTCATCCCTGGCACCGTAACCTTCTCCAAGCCTCTTCAATGCAGCTGTTGCAGAAACAAACCTTTGTTCGTATTGAGCAACCTCTTCTGGAACTTTCAAGAAGGTAGCTGCCTCAACAAGGGTTCCGTACAACAACGCATCAGGCGCGTTAGTAGATAACCAGGTTGTCCCGCTGTCAGCACCTGCGGTTAGTGATGCAGGTCTGTGTTTGTAATGCAATTCAAAGGTGTAGTTACTATCTGGCGTTGGAGCCAGGATAAAAGTATTTTCATCAAACACTGCATAGTATTTTGGTAGCCCAGTGGTTGAAGGATTAGTTGTGTAATCTCTAATAAATGAAACGTGCTTAAACAACAGGTAATGGTAAACATTACTGGATATTACAGACAAACTGTAAGGAGACAGAAAATCACTTGGAGAAGACAGATAAGTACTGCTTGCTGTTGAAGTGCCTGTAACATTTTTTCTAAAATCAGGAAGCTCAACATTCTTTAATATTCGCTCTTCTGCTTCCTGTATGAATGTAGTCAGCTGTGTATCAAAAGTGCTTTCTGATGTTTCGCAGTAATCTTTTACAGCCGTTTTTAAAGTAGCTAATGTAAAACTCATGTTGTTACCACCGTTACTGTGCCTATTTCCCCTGTAGATGCATCCATGCTAAACGCAGAACCAATACTATCACCAGTTGTAGTCATCATCGAATTAGCATCAATGGTCCTGACAACGCCTTCTCCAGCTACTAGAGATGAAGGAACTTGGGTTCTTGGATTGCGTAATGCCTCTGGGTCAGCAGTATGAGGAACCGGATCAAGTTGAGGTTCTTTAGGTTCGTAACACTCAGAACAAACAAAGAATCCAGTCCATTCTTTTCTTAACTGAGTGTACTTATACCTGAACCCACATCTGTCGCATATGGCAAGTGAGTGTTTGCCTGTAGCATAAGCCATTAGGCTATCCTGGATCTAAGACCAGGAGATATCGTAAGTGATGCCCTGCTTTGATCTTGATCCGCTGCTCGAGCAAACTCTTCTTCATAGAATCCTTTGAGCATTGTTACTCGATCAGGCGCTTTCTTCAGTGCTATGTAATAAGACAATCCAGCAGCTAAACAAGGATAAAACCTAAAAGGCATATCTANTGTATTNACNCCAGCATCTGCATCTTCAATCCTAACCAATCGGTTTATAATCAATTGATCAGTACTGTTTTCAGCAGCAGGCCATATGTAAAGCCTAGGAGTTATTTGTTTATCCAAGAACCACTGAGTTGGCCTGGCTTCTGTATCTTTACTTGGTATATTCCAATATTCAGATCTTCCAATCTGATTCATTTGGATATCAGTAGTTTGACTGTTTTCAGTTCTTCTAATGATCACATCTAACACATCAATTGTTGTTGATGTTAGATCAATGTATTGATCAGATTTGGATAACGTAGTAGCCGTATTGGTAATGGTCCACTGATTCAAGCCTCTATTAGCCCAGTCAGCAAACAACAGATTCAAAGAACGCCGAGCGGTGATGCCATCGTATCCTGTTCGATACTCAAGACCGCACCGCTCAAACGCTTCTTCTATGTACTCCGCAACGTCTGGTTCAAAGTCTCTAGACCCTGATGTCGCCATAATTTTTTCCTATGAAAAAAAGATAGTTACACGATCCACATTAGTGACATCTGCGTATACACCATTAGAAGCAAAAACACCCTGGTCTGGTATGTTCAATGTTTCGTTGGTGTTGGCGTTAACTCCAAGAGTTAATAACGCAGTTCCGCTGGCTGCACTAGCGTTATCATAAAAGATAACAGAGCCATCAGAACTGCCACCAGCAACGATCAACCCTCGCAATCTGCAAGGGTGATCCACTAATGCTCCATCAGCCGTAACTGTTGCAGTTTTTACATCGTTGCCCGTGATACGAGTAGCCATATCAATTTGCTCCTATATTAAGCGTCAGCAAAAGGAGTAACTAAAGTACCAGAACCTAGTATCAAACCTTCTACTGCATATTTAGCACTTGCTATTGCAGTCACTCGTATGATGCTTCCTGCCAAACCGCCTTTTGTAGAACCATTCTGGGTAATGACATCGTTAGATGCACCCGATATAAAGGTCTTGCCTGTTGCGTCATCTACGCCCGTATAAACGCCACCAACAAACTTGTCAGTGCCATCGGTTAAAATATCCATATCAGTCGCAGCAGTTACAACTATAAAAGTGAACTGAGCTCCTAGATTGGCTGTTTGGTTTGGATCATTCTTGTCAGTGGGTTCCGTCACAACAATGCTTGGAAGAGTGAACTTACCATCTGCATCATTACAAAGTAACGGTCTTCCAGCGTGAGCAGCAACAGTAAGAGTGGTATCAGCTGTTAAGCTAACTACACCGCTGTAGCCTGCGCTAATAACGCCAGACAGGGATCGAATTGGGCCAGCAAAAGTTGTCTGAGCCATCAGGTTTCCTCCTTACGAAAGGTTTCGCCCTAGAGTCTTCGTAAGCGTCTGCTGGGCCAGTCGCTAGGGCTAATGCATCCCAGATAGTCAGAGTAACCATCATCTAATAAAGAAAGGGGGGCGAACCCCCCCTCCCCTACATTAAGAAGCGCCCGGTGATCCGAAGACCCCCAGAGGATCAGACACACCAAACGAATAACGCTCACGGGCTTTATACCGCACGTTACCAGTCTGGAAGTCTCCGTCCATTGCCGTAG